GACGGCTGGCCGCGGTCAAGCAGACTCGCAAGCCATGGGAATTGGCCGGATGAAACGCGGCGCCAGCAACATCGCCTGGATCGAGCGGCACTGCCGCATTCCTGAAGGTAAGTTCGTCGGCAGGTCGGTAAAACTGTGCAAGTTCCAGAAAGCCGTTATCCGCGGCATCTATGACTCGCCGACGCGCCGGGCAATCATCAGCTTCGGGCGGAAGAACGCCAAGACCACGCTTTCTGCCTTCTTGCTGCTGCTGCATCTGTGCGGGCCTGAAGCGCGAGCGAACAGCCAGTTGTTCAGCGCAGCTCAGTCGCGCGATCAAGCCGCCATTCTGTTCAGCTTGGCCGCAAAGATCGTTCGCATGTCGCCAGACCTAAGCGACTACGTGACGATCCGCGACACAGCCAAGCAACTGCACTGCGCCGAACTTGGCACCCTGTACCGCGCTCTAAGCGCCGAGGCTTCCACCGCATACGGCCTGTCCCCGGTGTTCACCGTTCACGACGAATTGGGACAGGTGAAAGGGCCGCGCAGCGATCTGTATGAGGCCCTGGAAACCGCCAGCGCCGCGCAGGAGGCGCCGCTTTCCATCGTCATCAGTACCCAGGCCCCGACCGATGCTGATCTGCTGTCGCTGCTGATCGACGACGCGAAAACAGAAGCTGACCCGACGCAGAAGGTCTGGCTGTACACCGCGCCGGTTGACGCCGACCCGTTCAGCAAATCCGCAATCCGCGCCGCTAATCCTGCGTTCGATGAGTTCATGAATCAGGCCGAAGTCCTGCAGATGGCGCAGGACGCGAAGCGACTGCCAAGCCGCGAGGCCAGCTACCGGAACCTGATCCTAAATCAGCGGGTCGAGGCGCACAACCCGTTCATCAGTCGCGCGATCTGGCAGGAGAACGGCGCCGAGCCTGAAAGCCTGGAGGGCCGCGATGTGTATGGCGCGCTTGATCTGTCGAGCGTGTCCGATCTGACCGCGCTGGTGCTGGCTGGCGAGCGCGATGGCGGGTGGGACGTGCAGCCGACGTTTTGGCTGCCGGGCGACGGTCTGGCTGAGAAGTCGCGCACCGATCGCGTGCCATATGACGTGTGGGCGAAGCAGGGTCTTCTGATGACCACGCCCGGCGCCGCGATTCAATACGAGTTCGTGGCAGAGCATCTGCGTGGCGTGTTCGACCGCTGCAACGTGCGGGCGATTGCATTCGACCGCTGGGGCATGCAGCACCTGAAGCCGTGGCTCGTGAAAGCCGGCTTCTCAGAAGAAGAGCTTGAGCGGTTCGTCCCGTTCGGCCAGGGCTTCAAGGACATGAGCCCGGCGATGCGCGAGACGGAATCGAAGTTGCTGGCTCGAAGCATCCGCCACGGCAACCACCCGGTTATGACCATGTGCGCCGCAAATGCCGTGACTAACACCGACCCGGCCGGCAATCGCAAGCTAGACAAGCACAAGGCCAAGGGGCGGATTGACGGAATGGTAGCGCTTGTCATGGCTCTTGGAATTGCGCATTTGGAGCGCGAAGCAGAGCCGATCTATCAGGTCTTCGTCGCCTAATAGGCACACCCCCAACAAGCCCGCCGCGTGCAGGCTTTTTGCATTTTGGAGTCCGCGATGAAGCGAACTTATCTCATCGCCAACAACATCAAGACTGCAGAGGAAGGCGAAGAGCGCGTTATTCGCGGCATTGCCACATCGTCGGCCGTTGATCGCGTGGGCGACATCGTGGACCCTGCCGGCGTTCGGTCTGAATCTGACATCCCGCTTTTTCTGTACCACGACTCGCACCAGACCGTGGGCCGTGCGAAGTTGGGCAAGCCGACCAAGGACGGCATCCCATTCGAGGCGCGCCTGCCGAAGATTGCAGAAGCCGGCCGTCTGAAAGACCGCGTGGACGAGGCGTGGCAGATGCTGAAGTACCGCCTGATTACTGGCGTGTCGATCGGCTTCAACGTCTTGAACGACGCCTACGAATCGATCAAGGACGGCGGCTATCGCTTCCTTGAAACAGAAGTTCTTGAACTGAGTTTGGTTCCGATCCCAGCGAACCAGACCGCAAAGATCACAACCATCAAGTCGATTGTTGAGCAGCACCTGGCCGCGTTGGGCCATCAAGGGTCGCCGCCCACCGATCGCAACCGGCCCGGCGCTTCGGGCCAAAGCAGCAAGCCGCCTCATGGCGGCTTTTTTCATTCCCGAAGCCAGAAAGGCATCAACGTGAAGACTCTGAGCGAACTGCGCGAACTGCGCACGACCAAGCACGCCCGCATGAAGGAACTGACTGACCTGTTCCAACAGGACGGCCACGACACCACCGACGAGGAAGCCAGCGAATTCGACGGCCTGGCCGACGAGATCAAGCAACTCGACACCGATATCCGCGTGGCTCAGTACCACGCGACCAACGCGGCCGGCGCCAAGAGCGTCAGCGGCGGCAACAGCGAAGCCGGCAGCGCCAGCCGGGGCGGTCTGGGCTTCGTCAAGAAGACCGACCCCGACGACAAGTTCAAGGGTCAGGCCAAGACCCGGCTGTTCATCGCTAAGGCGCTGTCCTACATTGCGATGAAGCAAGGCGAGTTCGTGACTCCGGCCCAGATCGCTGAGGCGCGCTGGGGCAAGTCGCACCCGAACCTCGTCCGCTACATCAAGACCGCAGTTGCCGGCGGCGGCACTGGCTCCGGCGAGTGGGGTGCTGAACTGGTGCAGTCGGACGCCCGCTATACCGGCGACTTCATCGAGTACCTGTACTCGAAGACCGTTTTCGACAGCCTGCCGCTGCGCCCGGTTCCTGCCCGCGTGCACATCAAGGGCCAAGACGGAGCCGCGACGGGTTACTGGGTGGGCGAGTCCAAGGCCATCAACGTCAGCAAGATCGACACTTCGACTGTCGAACTTACGCCGCTTAAGGTCGCCGCGATGGCGGTGTGCTCGAAAGAGCTGGTGATGGACTCAGATCCGTCCGCTGAGATGCTGATTCGCGATTCGATCGCCGAAGCCAGCGCCCAGCGAGTTGATTCGACGTTCTTCAGCACCACGGCGGCTTCCAATGGAGTCTCTCCGGCCGGCATCCTGAACGGAGTCTCGGCGAAGTTCAGCGAAGGCCCGACTGCGGCCGAGTTGCGCGATGACGTGGCGGCGCTGTATGCCGACTTCATCACCGCGAAGAACGCTAGCGGCCTGGTGTTCGTGACCACGCCATCGCTGGCGAAGGCGATCTCGCTGATGGTCAATGCGCTTGGGCAAACCGAGTTCCCTGGACTGAACGCTTCCGGCGGCACGCTGCTTGGCGATCCGGTCTATACGGGCGACAACGTTGGCACTGGCGACCTGATCCTGATGAAGCCAAGCGACATCTGGAAGATTGGCGACAGCGGCATTGAGATGAGCATGTCCGACACGGCAACCATCGAGCAGAACGACGCACCGCAGGGCGCTTCGGATACGCCTACGGCGGCATCGGCAACGCTCATGTCACTGTGGCAGACCGAATCGGTCGGCTTCAAGGTGGTGCGCCGCATCAACTACGCAAAGCGTCGTTCTGGCGCGGTGAGCTACATCGGTGACGCCGCCTACGGTCAGGGCACCTGATCTACTGAAGTAGGTATGACGGTCGCGCTCGATTCTTTCGGGCGCGGCCTTTTCATTGGGAGAACCGAATGAAGATGGTTTGCAAGAAACCAAACCGATACGGCGGCAAGAAGCGGGCCTTCGGCGACGAGGTGGAAGTCCACCGCACCGATGTTCGGCTTGTTTCCGCGCTCGGCTGGTTCGCGCCGTTCACCGAGCCCAAGCGCACGGCGCCGGTGAAGGCCGCGACCAAGGTGCAGGCGCGCGCCGTTGCGGCGCCCCCCGCTCGTAACCCTGAGACGAAGGAAGAGGCCGTCGCAATCGCTCAGGCGGCGCTGGCTCCGGTTATCGATCCGTCCCTAGAAGAGACGAAGCCCGCGCGCACCTATCAGCGTCGTGACCTGACCGCCGAATCCTGATGCGCCTGTTCGGCTTCACCCTGTCGCGCACGAAAGCGGCCAGCGCTCGCCCGTCGAGCCTGTCAGGCGTTGACGGCCACGGCTGGTTCCGCACCATGCTCGGCGACACGTTCATGGGCTCGTGGCAGCAGGATGTGGACGTGAAACGCGACGCCGTGCTTGCGCAGGCGACCGTGTTCTCGTGCATCACGCTGATCGCAAGCGACATCGCCAAGTTGCGGCTGCGTGTGGTGCAGCGATACGGCCGGGTATGGATGGAGAAGACGACGGCTGGCTATAGCGAAGTCCTGAACGAGCCCAACCACTTCCAGACGCGGCAGCTGTTCGTAGAGCAGTGGATCATCAGCAAGCTCAGCACGGGCAACGCCTACATCCTGAAGGAGCGCGACCGCTCCAAGAAAGTCATCAGGATGTACGTTCTGGACCCAGCGCGCGTCACTCCGTTGGTGGCGCCAGATGGCGCGGTGTATTACCAGCTGCAGGAAGACGATCTGGCGCAGGTCTCTGAGACGATGCCTGCGGTGCCGGCCAGCGAGATCATCCACGACAGGTTCAACTGCCTGTTCCATCCGCTGGTCGGCCTGTCGCCGATCTTCGCTTCTGGCTTGGCGGCGACGCAGGCGCTGCAGATTCAGCAGCAAAGCGCCAAGTTCTTCAAGAACCAGTCCCGGCCGAGCGGCATCCTGACCGCACCGAAGCAGATCAGCGACGAGACTGCCAAGCGCATCAAGGACTACTGGGAGAAGAACTACCAGGGCGCGAACAAGGTCGGCTCCGTGGCCGTGCTTGGCGACAGCCTGACATACACGCCAATGATCGTCAACGCGGTCGACGCGCAGCTTGTCGAGCAGTTGAAGATTTCCGCCGAGCAGGTGTGCTCGACCTTCCATGTGCCCGGCTACATGGTCGGAGTGGAAGCGCCGCCGGCACAGGGCGGCGTCGACGGCGAGCAGCAGCGCTACTACAACCAGTGTCTGCAGGCGTTGATCGAGGCCGCTGAAGCCGGGCTCGACAAGGGGATGGGCCTGGACAAGCCAATCGACGGCAACGAGCTCGGCACCGATTTCGATCTGGACGGCCTGCTGCGCATGGACAGCAAGACGCTGTCGGAGGTGGAGGGCTTGAAGGTGCAGCGCGGCATCTCTTCGCCGAACGAGGCGCGGCAGAAGTTCAACTTGCTGCCAGCCAAGGGCGGCGACTCGCCCATGGTTCAGCAGCAGAACTTCTCTCTGGAAGCTTTGGCAGAACGCGACGCCGGCCCAGACCCGTTCGGCACCGCGAAGCCGGCCGCGCCGGAGCCAGCCCCTGCGCCAGACGCAGCCGATGTGAAGACATGGATTGACCAGATGTCTGCGGCCGCTGACCAGCGCATGCAACAACTGATCGACCAGGCTAGGGAAGAGCGCGCCGCCGAAGCTGTTGCGCGCGCTGCGGCCGAAGCTGAGCGGATCGCGCATGCTGAAGCCGTCGCCCGGCGGGAGGCTGACGTGCGCGCGCTCGCCGAGGCCGAAGAGCAAGCCATGTTCGAGAAGCTCATGGCCGAGTTCTCATGACATCGATTCGCGCGCCTTGGCGAGTTCGGGTGCCGCGTGATGGTCGCGACGGCTTCGACGCGCTGCCTGCGACCGACGGCCTGCCAGGAAAGGACGGCAAAGACGGGGCCGTGCTGCGCGAGGTGGTTGTGCGCGAGGTACACGCGGCCCTTTCGGCGCCGACGTCAGAAGCCGGCCGTGAGCTTGTGATCTTGAAGCGCATGGACTTTCTGCGCGATCCGGCGACCGACATGACCTATGAAGCGCATGGGCTCTATTCAAACGGCATGCGCGTCATCGGTGACGTTCACCGGGACGAATTCGGCCGCATGGACTATGTCGAAATGCGCCTCGCCTGAATCTTG